ACCCTAGCCTCTGCGTATTTTTGAATGCCTTTCATGACAGCCTCCAGTTCGATTAAATGTAGCGCAGCCCCGGAAACTCGCTTGCCAGATATCGGCGACGAGGCCAGGCCACGTTCAATAGGTCATAGTAACCCGCCTCCACCATCACCATCATGCCCTCGAACGTACCGCCGCGCAGGATCATCTTGTACGGCTGCTTGGCCGGGGCTGAGAGGTCGCCAGAGAGAAACACACGGTAATTGACCGGCACCTGTGCGTCTGATGCCAGCGCTGCGTCTATGGCCTTCTGCGCCTCGCCTGTGGCGTTGGCAATGGCGAAAGTTAGCGTTTGCTGCCCGTTGGTGTTTTTGGAGGGCTCCTTGTACTCAAATGGTCCGGCCTTGAAGGTAACCGTTTCGCTTGTTTCGAGTGTGGCGGCCAGGTCTTCGTAGGCCGCGACAACGCGGATAGGATCTTCTCCCGGCACCAGGATCTCCAGTGTCGGCAATATGACCTGATCTGATGGCGCGCTGGCGTAGACCGTTTCGATGATGCTCATGCTTCAGGCCACTCTCGGTTCATTGCCTGGTCGATGATGTCTGCACCCAGAACAAACTCCCTGCCGATCAAGTACCAGTCTTTGGGTAGCAGTGGGCGCTTGCGGATTTCCACCTTGGCGGTGTAGCGCCAGCGATCCAGCCCAACCAGAGCAGGGCCGCTATACATCTCAGAGAACCGGCACTCGTAGAATTCCAGCCGGCCAACCGGAGTGGTTAGCGCGAGATTGAACCAGTCAGCACCGTCTGTGATGTCGTACGCAAACCATGCCTCGAATATCTGGGCCTGTGCGTTGGTTAGCAACCACTGAAGCTCTACGCTGCTCGGCACGCTGGTGAACGCTCTACGTTGCCGGGCTCTGCCGGTGGACATCTCCGTGCGTATGAAGGGGCTGGCGTGCTGAATCGCGTAGCCTGCGCGCTGCGGTGTCGGCAACTCAGCCGGATAATCAATGCTCGCCATTATCGGCCCTGCCTTCTTAATCCGTAGGCGTTTTCGAGGGCCTTGGATCGTGGCCCATTGCTCATGATGTCGGACACAAACACATTCACATCGGTGCCGCCGTCCTGGCGCTGGCGCTGCTCGACTTGCCCGGCCTTACTATTGTCTTCGTAGAGGTTGACCACCACGCCGCTGCCACCGTCCAGCTTTTGATCCAGCTTCTTGCTGGTTTCGCTAGTCATCACCCGCTCGCCTTTTTCCAGCAGCCATGTGCCGGTCTGGGGCACGGAGTCTATGCCGTCGTGAGCCATACCTGTCAGCGTGACCGCCTGGATGTTGCCGATAATGCCAGCGGTTGCCCCGGCTACGGTTGCCATGGCTCCCAGGTTAGCCGGGAACGGCAGTGCGGCCGCCTGCGCGATGCCGGTATTGATTGCCACGATGGATTGGGCAATGGACGCGGCCTTCTGGAAGGCGAATAGCGTTTTGTAGAGCGCGTTCTGCTCCCCGGCAAACTGGCTGGTCATCTCCGCAAGGCTTCCGAAAAGCTGCTCGGAGCCCCCGAGAATCAGCATTTGCCGTTGCGCTTCCAGTTGCCGCTGATCTTCCACGTCCTGCTCGCGCATCTCCTTGAGCTTGGTGAACATCTCCTGTTCGTTCTGGAGTCGCATGTTCTGCGTCTCCATTTCGCTCATGAGGCCAGCTTCTTCCAGCGCACGGATTTCTTCTTCGCGCTCCTTGAAGGCCCGTTGGATCACCTGCTTTTCGGTCTCGAAGGACTGGCGCAGGGTTTCGAGGCGCTTGGCTAGGTCTTCCTCAAGTTTGGCTTGGGCGTCTCTGTCGGTTGCGCTTACGGGTGAGGTGTAGCCTGCGCCGGCTATAACCTCCGGCGTAACAGGCCCGACTCCTGTGCCTTTTGGCTGGTTGCCCCGCTGCTCCATCCGGCGCTGAAAATCAACAATCTTGTTTTCAGTGTCGGCAATCATCTGCCAGATTTCATCTTCGTCGTAGTAGACAACCGCGCCGTCTTTGCCAAAGAACCGGAGCCGGTTGGTCGGGTTGTCCAGCATGGAGTACAGGGTTTCTAGCTCGTCTTGCAGCCGCACAATATCGTCAGGCGCGGCACCGGCAGTCATAGCTGCCAGCTCTTCCGCCAGGAATTGCGTGACCTTAACCGCCCCGTCGATTGTCTTGACTGCCGCGTTCACGGAGGAAACGATGGCATGGCCCAACGTCTGCGCAGACTCAATCGTAGCTGGGTCAGTCAGGATTTCCATCAGGTCATTCACGGCAGGGATAGCCGCCATGGCTACCTGGTTGCGCACGCCTTCCGCAGCACCGGCCAGCTGGTCGAAGCTCTTGCGCATTTCCTCAAGCTGCCCGATCTCCACATCAGACAGCACCGCGCCAACGCGCTCCGCCTCGTCTCCGAGGTTGCGCATCTCCCTGCCGTTGTCTTTGAGCAACGGAATCAGCGCCGTGGCATCCGACGCAATGGCCTCCATGTAGAAGGTCATGTCCGCCTGTGACAGGTTCGCGTCTTCCAGGCTCTTGACGTAAAGCTGCAAGGCTTCCGGGCCAGACAGTCGGGCGAAGTCGTCGGCGGCTACGCCAACCAGCGGGGCGATGTTCTCGAAGAAGTCCGCCATCGGGCCGCCGCCGGTTGCGGCAAAGTCGCCTATCCGGTCGTTGGTGTCCTTGAGGATATCTGAGAGCTTGTCCTGCTCAATACCGAAACGCCGCGCCCCATAGGCCATGCGCTGGAAATCTTGCGTGCTGGTATTGGATAGGCGGGACAGGTTTTGCAGTTCGCGGGCGCTGTTGGCCGTCTGCACGACCATGGCACCGAGGGCGGCAACGGCTACGCCTGCGCCAATCTTGATGGCGTTGGAGGCTTTCTGTAGGTCTTTCTCAACCTGCCTGCGCCACTTCTTTGAAGCCCGCTCGGATTTGTCCATGCCTGCGACAAATCCACTCGTGCGAGCTACCAAATCGAGCGTTAACGTGCCCAGACTACGACTAGCCATTACTTCCAAACCTCCATAGCAGACTCCAGAGAAACCGGCGGCTCATTAATGTGAGGAGCAAAGTCGTAGAGCTTCATACCGCCTCGCTTGCTATGAGAGTTTGCGTACAGGCTGGCAAGCAATGCGCCAGACCATTCCGTGCGGAGTCCGGGGTTCAGGCTGCCCCGCTGGTGTCGATACCTGAGCCATGCGCAGAACTCCTGATAGGAAAGCCGTTCCTTGGCTTCTGCGATTGTCCGGCCACCGATCCCGCACAGTACCAGCTCGTGCCAGACCTCTTCCTCAAGGCTCAGGTCTTCTTCTTTTTTTCCGAGAAGCCGTTCACCTCACCGATAACGCGCAACAGCTCCAGCGTCAGATCCCGGCACAGCGGGCCGCGCTCGGGGTCTGCTTCGCCGGTTACGTCCGCCACCGTGAACACAGGCTTGCCGTTTTCATCCACGATAGATGAGGCAATCCTGCCCGCGATGGCGTCCTTGCTGGTAATGTCAGACACGGCGGCGGCGTACGACAACCGGCACACGTAAACGGCGGCGGTATGTTCACCGCCGCCGCTTGTCCAGGTGATTTCCTTCTCAACCGGCGCGCCCGTAAACGCGCCAGCTTGCTTCAGGCTATCGAGGGATAGGCTCACGGGGTTACTCCTTTCTTGATCCACTTAAGCCCGTCGGTGCGTTTGATCGATAGATCGCCAGTTACCGTCGCGTTGAGCTGGAAGTCAAACGGATACTCGGAGATGTAGCCGCTCAGCTTCAGCCAGGTCCGCGTATTTGGCAAGGTAAGCTCTCCCTCAACAACAGTCGGCGGCTCAGTGCCGTCTGACCAGCCAACAAGCCAGGTGACAACCTTGGATGGGTTCATTTGCGAGAGCCCGAACATCTTTACGTGGCTGGCTGATTCGGGGTCAGGGCGAATGCCTAGCGTTGCTGAGCCAGGGTTCCGCATCCCAGCAATAAATTCCATTGTTTCGCTGTCGAGGCAGGTGTCATCAATTTCGCCTGCTGGCTCTGAGCCGGGGTTGAAACTGGTTGCGCACTCTACCTTTACGATTTCAGCGGTGCCGGTGTCGTCTAAAAAGTAGACTTCTGTGCCTTTCGTGAGCTTAGACATGAGTTATTCCTCGCGGGTTTCTTCGGGACATAAAAAAACCCGCACAGCGGCGGGTTGTTTGGGTTGTTTCGGGCTACCGCTGAACGTGCCAGTCCACGTCGAACGAATACCGATAGTGTCGGGTTTGTGGGTCGCGGCTTTCGCCGCCCCAGCGGGTTACATAAGCCACAGGTTCAATAGCATCGCGCAGGGCTTTGGCTGCGTTGCGGGCTTCCGTGGCTGTGCTTGCGTAGATGTCGATCTGCAACGAGAAGCTATCCAGATCCGGAGCGCCGGCCAGATAGTTCTCAGGCAGCCCGCCGATGGTTTGCCAAGTGGCGTATGGCAGGGTGACGCCTCGGGGTGCCTCGCCAAACGGGAACAGCCGGGTAGGGCCGGTGCCGAGCAGGGCAGTGACTGCCAGATCTGCGGCGCATACTTGGAAAATTGGAGGGTTCATTTAGCCTCCTAGCTCGGCCAGGCGGATTCCGACATAGAGTACAGAGAACACGGTGGCGCAAATGGCGTGAATCATCGCGGCCACCTTGAACCCCTCGGTCTTTGTCACGAGCCCAAAAATGGCGACAAACGGCGCCAGAATCATCAGCCAACCAATTATTTGCAAAACGCTCATTTCACGCCTGCCTTTTTCCTGGCCCGCTTCAGGGCGCGGTCGATACTCTTGCTGTATTCCTTTATGAACACGTCAACGGGCTCATTACCAACCTGATTGATAGCCGGCCTCATGAACGGATGTGCCGGTGCGTTTTCGGTGCCGAATTCCACAAAACGCCAGTAGAAGGTATCGCCACCTGGGTTGCCGCTGCCCTTGCCGGCAACCTCACCTGAAGCT